TACGAATGGCTTTTAATGAATTACGCAAAAGAAGGAGATAAAATATTAGATACACATTTAGGAAGCGGAAGTATTGCAATAGCTTGTCACAATTTAAAATATGATTTAACCGCTTGTGAATTAGATAAAGACTATTACAACGCATCTTTAAAAAGATTAAAAGAACACCAACAACAATTAACAATGTTTTAAAATAATAAATTATGAACGTAGAAATAATAACAGTAGATTATCAAATTTATTTATTACCTTATTTAAAAATAACTACAAATAAGTTTTTAAATGGAAGGTATGAATTAATATTAGGATGGTTAAATAAAGAAATAATTATATCAATATGAACGTAGAAATATTTATAGTATCAATAGGATTAGGAGTATTAGGTTTTGCATTAGGATATGCAAAAGGGAGCGAAGTAATGACAAGACATATCAGAGAATCATTTAGAGATGAAGGATATGATTACGAAAAGTTTAACGATGTAATTAACAAATAAAAATAAAAATAGTATATTTGTAAATATTAATAATTAAAAACAATAGTAAAATGGAAAAATTAAGACTAATTCAAAATGAATTAAAAGCACCAAAGAACCAAAGGAATAATTTTGGAAAGTACAATTACAGAAGCTGTGAAGATATTTTAGAAGCAGTTAAACCTTTGCTTTCAAAACACAAATGCACATTAACAATTTCTGATGAAATAAAAGAACTTGGAAATATATTATTTGTTGAAGCAATTGCAATAATATCTGATGGAGAAAGTCAAGTTCACGTAAAAGCACAAGCTGGAATAGATCCAAACAGAAAAGGAATGGATATAGCACAATCATTTGGTAGTTCTTCTTCTTATGCTCGTAAATACTCTTTAAACGGTTTATTTTTAATTGATGATACAAAAGATGCTGATGCAACAAACACACACGGAAAAGCATCAAAATCAACTCCATCTGATAAAGAATGGTTAAATAAAGGAACTGCTGAATTCGACAAGGTTAAAAAATATTTATCTGGAGGAGGTTCAATTTCTAAAGTAGAAGCAAAATACAGAATTTCAAAAGAAACAAAACAACTTTTAAATAAATAATTATGAATAAATATGAAGTATTAAGTACAGAGGACAAAGATCATTATATTTTAAAAATAAACGGTGTTAATATAATGGGAGTTCAAGAAAGAAGTGAATTAAGACACCTTATTGAAGTAATAGATAATAAAATTAACGTAGGAATTTAAACAATTAAAACCAAAAATTATGAGTGCAAACAAAAGTTATTTACTAGGAGATGTTGAATTACAGTTAGAAACAATCAAAAAACTTTCACAGTATTTTGAAGATATTTTAACATACAACGCTAAAAAAGAATTAGTACCAAAGAAAGATGAAAATGGAAAACCATTAAAAAAACTAAAATTAAACTTTTCAATATTTGAAGAAGGTAATTATGGTCAAAATGTTTCTTTTACTATTCCACAAACAAAGGAACAAAGAGAAAACGGAGAAAAGAAAAACTATGTTGCAAACGGTAAAGTTTACTATGCTTCAGATGATCTTTCTTCTTTTGTTCAAAAATCAGAAAAAAAACAACAAGCATCAGAAACACTTGTTACAGATGATTTACCATTTTAATAATTAAAAAACAAAGGGGTGTTAATAGCATCCCTTTTTACTTTATGTGGAATTACAAAGGAAAACAAATAAAAGATCGTTCAGATTTACCAAAAGAAGCAATTGGGTTCGTTTACAAAATACATAATTGGAAAGAAAGTAAATACTATATTGGTAAAAAGATACTACTTAACAAGCGTACTAAACCACCATTAAAAGGATATAAAAGAAAAAGAGTTGATTATGTTGAAAGTAATTGGCTTAAATATACAGGAAGTAATCAATTCACAAAAAAATGGGATATTAAAGATTGTTACCGAGAAATAATGTACATTTGTTATAATCGTACTATGATGACATATTACGAAACAATGCTACAATTTAAAGAAAACGTTTTAGAAAGTGATAAATTCATAAACGATAATATTTTAGGAAAGTTTTATAAAACAAAGATAAAAAAGTATATAGATGATGAAAAAACAAAAGAATTTTAAAGATGAAGGTGCAGATGAAATAAAAAGAATGCTGATCCAGCAGGAAATGGAAGAGCTTGAACTTGAAGCAGAACTAGATGTTGCTGAAGATATTGCTTATCCTCCTGTTGCTATTTCTTGTGGTACTTATATTGATGTTGGTACAGATGGAACAAAAAGAACTTATCCAATACCAATTGGAACCTATGGAAATTTTAGTTTTACACACGCTTATCCAAAGGTTGGTAAATCATTTTTTATGAGTTTACTTGTTTCAGCTTATCAAGGAGGGAGCAATGAATATACAGGCAAATTAAAAGGACATAGACAAGGAAGAAAGATAATTCACTTTGATACAGAACAAGGTAAATTTCACGCTTCTAAAGTAGCAAGAAGACCATTAGTAATGAATGGATATATGCAAGATGATAACTATCATTTTTACGCTTTACGGACAATGGATTATAAACAAAGAAGAAACTTTATTGAATACATACTTTATACTAAATTTCAAAATGATAAAATTGGATTAGTTGTTATTGATGGTATTGCAGATCTTTGTTCAGATGTAAATAATATGCAACAAACAACAGAAGTTGAAGATTTATTATTAAGATGGACTGGAGATTTAAATTGCCATATTTCAACAATTATTCATTCTAATTACGGTTCAACTAAACCAACAGGAATTCTTGGATCATCATTAGAAAAAAAATGTGAAACTCAAATAATGCTTGAAAAAAATACAGTAAATAAAGGTTGGGTTACTGCTGAATGCAGAAGGGGAAGAAATAGAAACTTTGACACATTTAGTTTTGCTTTTGAAGAAAATGGTTTACCTAAATTTGTTGTTGATGATTATGAATTTTAATTAAAATATATTTATGCAGAATTGGAAAGAAAAAGATTTATTTGAATGGCTATCAAAAAACCATTACAAAACATTAGTAAATAGTAAAAATCCAATTTCAAGGTGGGATTGTTATGATATTGAAACTCAAAACAGAATTGAGTTAAAATGTAGAAGAAAACATTATAATACTTTAATACTTGAAAAGTCAAAATACGATGCTATTGTAAAAGAATCAGATAAAAATTTAGACATTCCAATTTATATAAACAGTACTCCAGAAGGAATATATTTATTCAATCTAAACAAAATTGATATTAAATGGTTTACAAAATCTTTACCTGCATCAACAGAATTTAAAAAAAGAATGTGGATCAAAAAAGAAATAACAGAGCTAGATATAAACAAAGCAATAAAACTTAAATAAGATGGAAACAATAAAACTACTTAATAACGAAGAATTTAAAGTAAAAGACATATTAAAAAAAATGGATGATGATTCATTTTATTATGGTTATTTAAGTAAACACGCTTTAAGTAGTTCAATGTGTAAAAGTTTATTAGAAGGTCCAGAAGCATATGCAAACAAGTTAAAAGAACCTCCAAAGGCAAAAGAACCTCAACCATTCAGAGATGGTAGGTTGATACATTTATTGGCTTTAGAACCACATAGAATTGAAGAACTAACAATAATTGATAGTACAAAAGGAAGTAAATTATATAAACTTGCTGTTGAAGAAAAACCAGCGCAAACAGTTTACACAAGAGCAGAGTTAAACAGATGTAAAGATATTGCTGATGCTGTTTTAGAAAATGATGATTTTAAAAATATTGTTAAAGATGCTTCTTTTGAAATTCCTTCAATATCAAATTACAATGGATTGCCATTTAGAGGAAAAGCAGATGTTTTATTACCTGGTGTTGTTGTTGATTTAAAAACAACAAGTGATATTGATAATTTTAATCAAGCTGCTTTACTTTATGGTTATGATTTACAAGCTGCATTGTATTTAGAATTATTTGAATCCTTTGAGTTTAAGTATATTGTAGTTGATAAAAAAACAAAGGAAGTAAAAACAGTTCAGTTTAGTGATGACTTTATACAATCTGGATATGATAAACTTGATTTTGCAACTGAAAATTATTATAAGTATTTAGAAAATAAAGATTTTTATGATTTATAAAAACGAACAATGTAATAAATTAAATTCAGCAGCTTATAAGAGTTGTATTGATAGCTATTTTAATAGCAGGGATAGAAATGATATTTATGAATATTGGCTACAATTAACACAGTTAAAACGAAATTGTGAAGCAGAAGGAGTGCAAAAGGCTTTAGAACTAATTGAAATATATGAAGATATAAATGCCAAAGATTAAGAAAAAAATAGTTTTAAAGAACTGTAATATTGAAGCACAAGCACATTGCTTTAAAAAAGGTTTTATTATTTATCCAAAGTTATTTGGATCTAAATTTAAAGTATGGTATTCAAGAGGAGGTTCTGGTAAATATTATATGAACGGTAAAGAATTTAATAAACAAGAATCATTCCAAGCAATTTGGGATTTATACACAAAAATATATAATTATGACAAGAAGCACACAAGCACATTATGACAATGGAAAAGATTACGATGTAATAGATGTAATAAATGATTTTAATCTCAACTTCTCCAGAGGCAATATATTAAAGTATATTTGCAGAGCTGGAAAAAAGAAAGATGAATTGCAAGATTTATTAAAAGCAAAAGACTATTTAGAAAGGGAAATAGAGAGAATAAGGGAAGCAATATAGCTTCTCTTTTTTTATTTAAAATGTTAAAAAAATGTTAAAATTTGTTAAAAGATATTTAATAACTTAAAATGTTTTGTATATTGCAGTATAATTAAAAACAAAGACAAATGGAAACAATTAAAAGAATTATTAAAGAACGAAAAGAGAACAAGAACCTAAAACCTTACAAGGTTGTAACATTATCAACTGGAGTTGTATGTGAGCATTATACTAACGGACAAGTAAAAGTAATATAGTTATGTATAGAAGATTATTAATACAAAAGATTCAGCAGTTGATTGACAAGCTTCCAATAAGCAACAAAAGGAAAGAAGCAAAAGAAGATTTATTAAATTTAAAGTTAAGTTCTGATGATAAATTTTTTATTTCATTGGCTAATAAATATAAAAAACTAAAATAAGATGAAAAGATTTTTAAAAAAAACAATAGAATATGCATTTAGTTTCTTTATGACTATCATTGCTATATTTATTATTCTTATATTTACATCAATAATAATTAACCTAATTGTAAAATGATAGAAACCATACAACAAATAAAAGATCTAGCTGTATTAACAGATAATTTATATCTTTTAAACAGAATGGAGTTACTTGAACTTCAGATTAAAGAAGAAATATTAAAAGGAAAAATAGAAACATTAAACGATAAATTATGATACTAGAATTAAAAGACAAGATACTATCAATAAGACCAGAATACTCAAGTAATAGCAATTCAATGAATCCATTACCTTATGATGTTACTTTATATTATCAAGAAGATGATTATTTAATTGATTTTAATTTAGATGTAAACGATGTATTAAACGCAGAAGTTTTAAAAGATGAAGAAGATTATGAATTAACAAATTCAGATGTAAATTTTATATACAAGTATTTAAAAGGTTTACTTGATGAAGAAACAAGATTAACAAAACAATATTACCAAGCTGAAGGAGATCAGCAACAGCAAACATATTTTATTAGATAAAAATTAAATTAACCAATTAAAACCAATTAAAATGATCAAAGAATTTAAAAAAACAGAATTAAAAGAATTATTACAACCAAAAAATTTACTAGAATTTAATAGAGATTTAAGTGGGAAGCACGTACAAAAAATGATTAAAAGCATTGTTGATTGTGGAATATTAAGATTTCCTGTTGTTGGAGATGTGTCTGCTTTTGATAAAAGAAAGTATGTTATTATTGATGGTCAACATTTATGTAAAGCAATTGTTAATTTACCAAAGGGCAATTCTATAAATAAAGTAAATGCTATCACAAAAATATACACAAACAAAAAAGAAGTGATTGAAGATATTTCAAAATTAAACAATACACAAAAATCTTGGAATGATGAAAATTATTTAGATGCTTGGTTTAAATATGGAAGAAGCAATGAAATGTATTTCAGTAATTACGCTTATTTGTATAATTTATATAATGAAATTTATGATGGTTTACCTTGTGGGTTTTTAGTGGACTTGTATTCTGTTTCTAAATCTTCATTTAGAGAAGGTAATCTTGAGTTTAAAAATAGAGAATTTAGTGATAAACTTGCAAGTTTATGTTATGATTTAAAGAAGGATTTTAAAAAAGCATCTTTTGCTTTAACTGGTTTATCAGTATGGGCTTTTGCAAGAATCAATGAAAAGAAAGATATTGATTTTTTTAAATTAAGATCAAGACTATTCAGAGCGTTATCTAACCAAGAAGATAAAAATATTCAAGGAAGGGAAGAATTTAAAGAATTTGTTAAAGAAACATATACAAGATTATAATTATGAAACCAACAGAAAAACAATTAGAAAAAATAAG